GTGGCCTTCCGTGCTAAAAAAACGCCCTCAGATCGACTCCCTTTGACACTATTGCACTTGATGCAACAACTGACCAGGTTCTCCCAGGCTATCGGGTCGCCCCCGGACTTGATCGGAATGACGTGATCGACTGTCGTCGCTGGCATCTGACAATAGAAGCAAGTCCATTGATCGCGTTGCAATACCTCTAAGCGCCTAGCCTTATAGGCTCTAGTCCCTCTGGGATCTCCACGCTTTGTACTCATTGCCAACCCTTAGTCTTTAGATGATGTAATGCCTCGCAATAGTCAGGCTCATCATACTGTGTTACTCCATAACGATGCATGACATAAGTCCAATACATCCAGAACTGCTTTACTGTAGAGCCATTCTTTAAGCTCTCTACTTTCATCTGATATAGACCATAGGCTTGCTTCTTACCACCTATGTTGCCTACTGCTCGATGATTCCATCTTGATTCTCGATAGATGATCTCATGATGACATGCCTCTTGCTTATCAGTTAATTGATACTTTGCTAAGTCTTTGACGTATCGAATTGCTTGGTTACTCGCCTGTGCATCTAAGGGCAAGGCCATAGATAGAGATATCCCAATAGCGATGGCTACCCCGCAGGCTTGCCGTGAACGGCCTGCGGTGAGCCCTTGATGGGCTCTAGCCAGAGAGCGTACCATGCGTGTCAAGTTCATAAGTAAAAGTCCTGTTCAGAAGCGTGTCGGGTTAGCGATTGTCGGTTGAATAGAATCCTGCACCCTTGAATGCCACTCCTACACTTGAGTAAACTTTACTCATCGAGCTATGACAGAACGGGCATTCCAGATCATGCGGCTCATGGATTGACATCCATTTCTCGATCCTGGCATTACTTTCACAATGCTCGTTATCACACTCGAACTCATAGGTTGGCATCTGGATCGACCTCACATGTTCTGCATGTCTCGGTGAACGCCCATGCGCCACACATCTTGCATCTCATAGGTTCTAGTTTAGCAAGATCATCGCTGAAATCCCCGTAACCTGCTTTGAGCAGTAGACCGATCAGATCACCAAGCCGCATAAAGGCCAGATAGTCCTGGGGACTACCTTCTCCCTGTCCATTAAGACGGCAAGTAACAATAGGCAACCCACCAGTTTTAGCTGCCCTCTTTGTGACCTGATCGATCCATGCCTTCGGCTGGAACGCCGATCTAGCTTTAACCTCCATGTCGAACGGGACATGTGTTATATCTTTTCCAGCCCCTCTACCGATATCTGCATGTGGCCACCACTCCGATAGGTAACGGGCGACCACTCGCTCGGTAGAGAATCCCCGGTATTTACGGCTTTGTGAGGCCATTGACCGCGTGACACTTAGCGCATGACCAGCTCTTATTGGTCAAGTTAACTTTAATGTCTTTGTAAGGTATTGAGTCATTGCATAAGCAGCATCGAGTAGTAAACGTAAACTCCTCCAGGATTGCAATAACTTCCTTTGATCGATGAATCTCATCCTCGGTTGGGAATGACTCCCATTCGCCATCTTGATTCATGAATTGTAAACGTCCCATTATGCTCTCGCCTTCTGTCGTTGCCATGCGCCTGTTTCTTTGTTGATCTCGTACCAGATAACATCGTTAGGTGATGGGCATCGAGTAAGTTCTCCAGTTACTGCATAAGGACACTTGAAGTGACCCCATGGCTTACCAGCCTTAGTCGTTCCCGTCTTCCAGATCATGTCTCCATGTTGGCACCGGGGAATGTCCTTCTCTGACTGGCCGCCAATGATTTCTTTCACCATCGACACGGCTTCCTCCATTGTGGGCGGCATACTCGCTGGCTTGATAGTCCATGGATCTTCCTCCTTTACGACTGGAACATAAGTGCCTGAAGTCTCAGACATCTTAGCCTTTACTTCATCGATCGTAGCCTTTACTTCTTGCGACTTAGCGACTTTGCCCATTTCTTCTCGTGACGCTCGCTTTCCCTTTGTTGCATATCCTGCGTTAGCAAGCGCTCGACCGATAGCACTCGTCTCACAATTCTCCAGCGCGCTTGTCGCATTGACGCCGCGTCCCTGAATAGTCTCTTCTGCCAGCCCTGTTGTCCAAGGCCGAACATCTGCCTCTGTGCGATATATAGAAGCCTCAACAATAAAACGGCCAGAGGTTGAATCAAGTAACTTCGTGTGAATTTGTCCATCTGGGTGATCCTTCCAAAACTTGATAAGTCGTTCTTCTACTGTCTCGTAATCTTCAAGGTTAAACATATTGCTCATCCTTTTCTGTAATTAGTTCACAAGCTAGTGCAAGGTAAGCACACGCGTCGATATAGGAGTCAACGTGATCTGCTGTTTCTTGTAGTCTGGCAAGTTTAACTTCGACCATCGCCAGACATGCTTGATGGTCTGAGATTGGAGTTTCGAGCATTTGCTGGAGTCGTAATGCGATTCGAGTCTGATTGATACGAGGATGACCATATATTCGTCCTCGGTCTCCAATGATGTCAGTAGCTGATAATAGGACTTCACTTGCTTTCACACTCTCACCCTTTCTTTTGACGCGTAGTAATCCCGGACTGCTTTACGTCCCTTGATGTAACCCACGCGGATGCCGACGATACGGCCTAGATGAAAATATAGTCCAGATAGGACAATCATGACAATCATGTCACCGAATGATGGATCAAACATTTTGGAGCCTTTCTATCAACGCCCTTCGTTGATGGCTCAACTGTCTCATGCCCTAAGGGGGAATTTTAGGAATTTAAGATAACGAAATGGTAACGATTCTGCGTCATCAATGTGATCATCGATGTCCCGATTAAGCTCGTTATCTAGGTCGTCCATATCGACGCCCGTGGACTTGAAATGTCCCATCCTTCTCAATGTAAATGAGATCGACCTGGACATTCTTTCCATTCTCTGTGACGATTGCGAACGCCTGTTGCCAATTGGGCGTGGAGACGTATTTAGCGGCTTTTAGATCCATTGCGTGTCCTACTTCCACTCCATGTAGAACACGTCTTAAAACCCCGTTAGAAGCCTCAGAATGGGCACTTCTGCCAGCCCTATGAGTGTGCCCCATGATGACATTCTGGCCGTGGCGCTTCGCTTGATTAAGAGCTGAGAGTCCAGGGTTAGGATTAAGGCTTCCTAGATCACCATGTATAGCAATCCAGCCTTTAGCGATGGGCATTGGGGTCGACCAAAACTTGACTCCCATCTCATCAAGCTTTAGGAACTTCTCGAACTTCAATTCAGGTAAAGATAGGAATGCTGGGATCTTCTTCATGATCACTTTATACAATCGATCTGTGTGATTAGAACGCACCATGTGGGCTTCTTTGGAATACTCAAATAGCGACCATAAGACATCGACTGTCCGATCGCGATCTTCAGCTAGTGTCTGCTCGTACCATCCTGGCGAATTTTCCGTCCAACGGCTGATTTGGGGTAGGTCAATTTCATCTCCGATTGTAAGTACAGCATCGGGGCGAAATGCTTTAATAAATAAACTGAGATTGCGTACAACATGGGAATCTTCGTAGGGACATTGCAGGTCTGGAATGACTACGGTTCGTTTCATTAATCCTCATCGTCGTCTTCATAAGGTAGGCGATCCACTCGGTCGGGAATCGATGGCATAAGCCAATCAGGATACGCTTCACGATCTGTAATGATCGCCAGACATAGATCAACGGCAAAGCCTGCACGTCTAAGGCTCTTGTAGAACTCGTGCATGCAGATTGCGTATTGATCAAGTTGTGAGTAAGTATCGAGATCAATGACTTTCTTTCGTGCCATGTCGAAAATTATCGCTCTAGAAGTATGTTGTAAATCTCATCGACACGCGAATTGAGTCGCTTAATTTCAGACAGAAGGTGAGTGATCACATAACCTGCAAGGCCACCGATTACGGCAAGGCTAGCAAAGTAAAGAGTAAAAAAGTTCTCCTGGCTCATTTCTTCTCCACAGTATCGACTGCAGCTTCTATGGCATCAACGACAATATCCGCAACGGCCTTCTTTGCACGATAGGACTTGATAGCAGTACGAAGCACTGGGATCGCTATAAGTCCAAGAGTTGCATAGATAATTGCTTCCATTATTTACCACCTATCATCGGGATATTGAACCAAGTAGAGTCTTCATCGCCCTTGATAGTAAAGCTGACATGCGCATGGTGATT